AGTACAAAATCAAAAAACCACAAATTTAATCCAATCGTAGTAAAACCTGAATATGATGAAGTTATATCATATGATAACCCAAAAGTTGTTGAGGAGATGGAGGAACAATGGCCAGAAATGACGGCTGAATTCAAAAGAATAATGTTCACACAATATGAACTATTTTGTTTAAAACAATCTAACTATGGACCAGATAATATTTCAGTAGGTTCTAATTTGGAAACTGAACAAGAAAAGAAAGTTTCTTTAACCGGACTTTGGTTTAGAATGAATGATAAGATTCAAAGGTTGAAACAATTGGTAGTATTAGGTAAACAAGATAACATCGGAGAATCATGTGAAGATACATTCCAAGATTTATCAGTTTATGGTATAATTGCTCAATTGGTATCAAGTGGTAAGTGGGCAAAATAATGCAAAATAATTACGAAAAAGTTTGGTAGTCTCAATATTTTTTCGTATATTTACATAGTAAATGTGTGAGTGTTCACACAAAAATTAAACCTTAAAAGATAAAAGAAATGACAAATTTAGAATTAGAAAAATTATTAAAAGAAAACTTAAAGAATTTTGAGTTATCTGAATCATATGGTCACCGAGCAGTTGGTGATAAGTTAGAAGCAGATACTGTTGATATATTAAAAGAGAATTTACCTAAAAATTTAGTAGAAGCTAAAAGTAAACGAAGTATTGATGACTTTAGTTTGGTATTTGATGATAATCTTAATTTGTTTGATACAAAATCCCATTTTATACAAAAAGCAGGTGGATTTTCAATGCCAAACTTAATTTCGGTTAAACGATTAAAATCCGTATTGGAAGATGATTCCAAAACTCTTTCTTATGTATTCATTGATTATAAAAGAGAAAATGGAATTGTATTAATTGATGATATTCATGTTAAATATATTTGGGAACTTGATTGGACAATTCTCGGAATAGGTGCTCTTGGAAAAGGACAGCTTCAAATTAAAGATGCAAATAAGCAAATGATATTCACTAATATGGGCAAGTATGAGTGGTTTGAAATTCTTAAAGTAAGAGTTGTTGAATTTTATCAAAAGGAGATACTTAAAATAAACAAGGAACTTAAATTATGGCAGTAAAATATTATAATGAATCTTTTGAAAATTCCGTAAAATATATAGATAATAATTCAGTAGAGTTATTTTTCTTAGACCCTCCGTACTATATTAGCGGTAATAAAAAAGAAATAAATTTAACAAATGGTAAACGTAGTGATTGGGATTCTCAATGGAAAACTAAAGATGAATTTTATCATTGGATTGAAAATATGTTAAAACTTGCATTTGACCAATTAAAAGAAAATGGTTCATTGTATTTATGTATTTCATGGCAACATTCTCATATGTTTCATTTGCTTTTAGAAAAAGCAGGATTTACTGTTCAAAATAGAATTACATGGAAGAGAGATAAGGGTAGAGGTTCTAATATAAATTGGAAATCTATGCATGAAGATGTATTTTTTGCCACTAAACACCCATCAAAATATACATTTAATATTGAAGATGTAATGGTGGAAAAGGAAGTTATAGCTCCGTATAGAAATGAAGATGGGACACCAAAAGGTTGGTGGGAAACTCCAGATGGTAAAAAAATTAGAATGACGTATCCTGGTAATATCTGGTTAGATTTGTGTGTACCATATTGGAGTATGCATGAAGTCAAAAGTTACGCTAAAAGTAAGAAAAGTCCAAATAACAAATTTGAAAAACATAATACTCAAAAACCAAAAGATTTAGTAAAACGATGTATTTTAGCAAGCTCTAATAAAGGTGATTTGGTTGTAGATTATTTTTCTGGAAGTGGAACAACTGCTATTGCATCTACTGAGCTTAATAGAAATAGTATTGTATTTGATATAAATAAAACATATATAGGTATGTTGGAGGAACGATTACGTAATGAAATTGTGTCTGATATACCTGATGATTGTGAATTAAATTCAAATGAATTCTTTTCTTACAAATAATTAGGATATACCAATTAATTGTTGTATCTTTACATAGTAGATGGGTGAGAGTTACATCCCAACCCATCAACAAAATGTTAATAACTTTAACAAAAAAAGTATAAGAAAATCGGTAAATCTTATATTTATATGTACACCGAGTGTTACTAGTTTAGCACTCAAAACTTAAACTTAAACAATTAATAATTAACAATTAAATTTAAACAAGATGGCTTTAGACATTAACGCAATCAGAGGTAGACTGAACAAACTACAAAACACTCAAAGGAAATCAGACTCATTATGGAAACCAACACCTGGTAAACATACAGTCAGAATCGCTCCTTACCAATTCGACAAGGATAATCCATTTATCGAATTGTATTTTCACTATAACATTAACAACAAAACTTATTTATCACCACAATCATTTGGTAGACCAGACCCTATTGTAGAGTTTGCGGATAAACTAAAAAGAATGGGTGACAAAGAAGATTGGAAAGCAGCGAAAGCTATGGAGCCAAAACTTCGTACTTTTGTTCCTGTTATTGTTAGAGGTGAAGAAGGTGAAGGAATCCGTTTTTGGGGATTCGGTAAAACTGTATATCAAGAAATTCTTGGATACATTGCTGACCCAGATTATGGTGATATCACAGACCCACTAAGTGGTAGAGATTTAACAATCGAATACAAATCAGCTGAAGAAGCTGGTACGAGTTATCCAACTACTACCATTAGAGTTAAGCCAAGTACATCTCCTATTACTGCAGATGAATCAAAGATTGACGGATTATTGGAAGGACAAACCGAAATTACTGACTTATATTCAGAGTTATCTTACGATGAATTGAAATCTGTGTTAGAAGGATGGTTAAATCCAAACGCAGAAGGTGAATCAAAACCTGTTTCAGCGGGATTATCTCAACCAACGGCTAGACCAGCTGCAGCAGCTCCGGTTCAACCAAAAGTAGAGATTAACGCTCCACAGAAAACTGATGATGTAGCGAATGCATTTGATGACTTGTTTAACAAATAAAAACCAACTTAATGGCGAAGAAGAAAGAAAAAGAACTGGATCTTGCAGACATCCTAGCGGGTGAACTGAACAAACAATCCAAAGACCAAAAAGTAGCATTTTTCCTTAATGATGATGAAGCACCTACCAATGTAGATGGTTGGGTTTCAACTGGATGTGCTATGTTAGATGTGGCAATTTCGAATCGTCCTTATGGTGGTTTACCAGTTGGTAGAATAACTGAAATAACAGGATTAGAACAATCAGGAAAATCATTAGTATCAGCCCACCTCCTTGCGGAAACACAAAAGCAAGGTGGTGTTGCTGTTCTTATTGATACAGAAACTGCAGTAAGTAGAGAATTTTTAGAAGCAATCGGTGTAGACGTTTCTAAATTACTTTATGTGACCGCAGATTCGGTTGAACAAATCTTTGATTTCACAGAAACTATCATTGAGAAAGTTAGAGAAACATCAAAGGATAAATTAGTTACTATCGTAGTAGATTCAGTAGCAGCGGCCTCCACAACGAATGAGTTGGCTTCTGATTATAAGAAAGATGGATATGCTACCGATAAGGCTATTATTATTTCCAAAGCAATGAGAAAGATTACCAATATGATTGGTAGACAAAAAATCTCATTGGTATTCACCAACCAACTTAGACAAAAGATGAACGCTATGTTCGGAGACCCTTGGACTACAAGTGGTGGTAAAGCTTTAGCTTTCCATGCATCTGTACGATTGAGGTTGAAGAATATGGGGCAAATCAAGATGAAAGTTAACGGAGCTGATAGGACAGTTGGAATGAAAGTTCGTTGTCAAGTAGTAAAAAACAGAATGGGACCACCATTACGGTCAGCTGATTTTGAAATCTACTTTGATAGAGGAATTGATAACTACGGTTCGTGGTTAGGAGTAATGAAAGATAATAAAATGGTAAAACAAGCTGGGGCTTGGTATTCATATGTTGATACTGATACTGGAGAAGAAATTAAATTCCAATCCAAAGATTTCATAGTAATGATGGGAGAGAAAGAAGAGTTACGTGAGCAAATTTACAAAAAGATTTGTGAAGAAACTATTTTACAGTATAAAGGTGATACTCTCGATATCGATAATATGGAAATTGATACAAAAGGACCTGGAATTAACGAGTAAAAACAAAAATCAATATGAGTAAATTAGTTACAATGTTGAGATTAAGTGCTGAGGCTGATAGAGCCAAAGCACTTTTATCTCTAGATTTATTGGATAATAGGGCAGTTGGTATTGGAGACCATTCTACTGAAGATTTCTACAAAAACGCAGAGGAAGCTCTGATTAAGTTAGTAGATGCAGATGATAGATTGGCAGCAATACAAAAATACTTCCCTCCAACAAAAGAAGTTATATAAATGAAAGCACTATACAAGAACATTTTAGATTCGGTTGAAACTGATAGAACCCAAAATGTCAATAGACACAAGAATTCTCGTGTATTAATTATTGATGGGTTAAACACATTCATCAGATGTTGGTCATCAAT